AGCATTTAGAGAAGTTAGACTTGCACCACTACCGTCAGTAAGCTGGACGGTTCCTGTGGCATCAGGTAGCGTAATCGTTCTGTCTGCTGTAGGGTCGGTTACAGTCAGGGTGGTTTCAAAGTTGTTATTTGTTGCTCCCTCAAATTTCAAATTAACACTTTGTTGTAAAAGCAAATCTCCATTGTGAATATTGAAATGAGAATTACCGCCAGTAATACTAGCAAAAGTGGTTAAAGTTCCATTTGAAACAGCCTGAAAAAACAATTTTCCGTCTTCTGCACCATCAGTAACATCTGTTATTTGAGTTTGTAACTCAGCATATAATATCTTTTCACCAGCACTGTTTTCGCCACTAAAATTAATGTGACCTATTACATCGCTATCAGCTGGACTAGCACTGTTTCTATACAAATCTAA